AGAAGTCCAACCATACGATGATGTTCTTCGATTAGACTTGGAACAGGGTAGTTGTCCTCGTCATCTAGATCCACATTACAATGCTCTGCTTCAAATTCTAACGTCCACAGGTCAGGTCGCAGGAAAAATCCTGTTCTTACACGCAGTTTGCCGGCGAACTTGCCTTTTCTGTCTATGCCCAAAGAGAGGACACAGGGCAGATTGTATTCGTGGGTCACAACCTGACACACATAGTTGTTTCGGTTGTAATGAGCGACAACATCAATAATAAAATCGAAAGGCAACCACCTGCCTGTTCTAAGAGCAATATGACGCCTACAGTGCTCCAACGCTCTGTCTCCAACATATTTTGGAGGTGCGATACATAATCGGTTTTTTGCTACTGCTATGTTTTTCTCTGGCAGTTTCTCCATATCATGTTTCAAAGCAGGACCAGCATTACGTGGTAATCCTTTATGGGCATTTAGCATCTCTTCTGGTAACAGTGTGGCGATTTGACGAAGCATCTGCGTGTTCTTAGTTTGACGCTCTCGCTCCTTTTCACGTTCCAGAGATACTGTGTTTCGTAGCGCATCTGTCCTAAAAGTAATTTCTTTGGTGTTTTGTGCGGTATCGTTTTCTTCAATCAACTGATCAAGATCAACCTCGACAGTGCTTTTCGGTGGGACGGTTATGGTGCCTTCGTACAAAGTGCCTTTTGTTTTCTTAAACACGGTTGCCGATGCTTCTGCGCTGACCTCTATATTTGCCTTTGCACTTACCTGTTTGGTTTTTTCTTCTTGTCGCCGTGCAATCATTGCCTCAAAGGGTGTACCATCGTAAAACGACAGTACGTGCTTATGTTTGTCGATTTGTTCGTCTACATCGGCACTATTGTGTGCGAGTGCACTTCGAAGTTTAAGTAGTCCTTTGATGTCGTCATTTCTTGTTGCTCGACGTTCCATCAATTCAGTGATTTGGTCTGCTATTTCATCCCTGTGTTTCGTTGCGTCCATGATGTTTTCCATCTGGACGACTTCTTCTTCTGCTTGCTTTTCTTCCCACCCATCAATTTTTCGCAGTATGTCTGCTCTTTGGTAATTCAGAGCGACCAGACGATCGCGATCACGAATTATCTCACGCACCTCATCGAATGATTGTGTGTCTAGTATTGATTGCTTCCAATCTTCAAACGCTCGGTCGTCTGCTTCACTTTCATCTACTTTGGCAATCGCTCTTTGAGCAGATTCCAGATATTTATTACCGCCAAGTAACTCTATGTCGTCCTTGGTAAACATTTTAGGACACATGCTACTCGGCATGATCATACCGAGACGCTCAACGAGTTCCTGCGTTAATTCATTGATTTCTTCCAGTCTTTTGTTCCAGCGTTTTCGCTGACCCTTTGCAACTTGGTAGGTCTTTTCTAACCAAGCATCGTGCATTTCCAAGGTCTTTTCAGCAGAGGCAAACTCACGGCGAAGTTCCCGCAACGCTCTTTCCTGCCGCATAACGCCTTCATATGAACTCACGTCATAGAAGTCCCCCCAATAAACCTTCTCCTCTGGTGAACCGGGTTCAGGGTTGTAGAAGTCACCACGATAAGTGGACTTCAGCGTATCAAGAGTTCCATTTTGTCGATGCCAGTGGATAAGTTCGTTCGCTACCTCCAAACGTGTATCTTCACGCATATTTGGAGCGACAACCCAGTTACGAGGTATAACCTTTTCGGCATACAACCACGCACCGGGGAAATCCCGCTTTATCTTCGAGCGTGTGTAGTTCGTGCGCCTTACTTTATGCTTTGGCGGTGTCTTTATGTACCCGTCTATTTCTGCCTTACGTGCTCGTTCGACCACATTTTGTAATTGTTTGGCAGACGAGATACCGCGCTGTAGTTCAAGTTTTTCTATTTCTTCTCGGATAGACATAGCAGGTACTTTAGTCGCCGCAGGACGCTCGGTAAAGGCATCTAGACCATAAATATGATGTCGTCATCACCCAAGATTAACGCCAGTCAGAACGCATCCTAGAGCACTACACCAGCGGTATAATGCTCCATTACGGAATGACCAACAATTGTTGGTACTTTTGTTACACGTAATTTTGTGAATCTATGGTTTACAATAAGTTAGAAACAGGTAGAATCTTAGTGTTCGATTGGGTTTATACCCACGAGAACGAGGGTGACTAACGATTTTTACATTGCCAAAACTTATTACTGGGGGTGTAGGGGTCGTGGGTTCAAATCCCGCCGCTCCGACCAATTTAAGTGGTCTTTTGTGACGTGATTTCAACCACTTAAGTCTTTTCTCGTTTTTCATTGGTCTATTCCACGATCGGACAATTGTTCAACTTTTGTCATCGAATAGGTGGAAAATGGCACATTTACGTAAAAGAAATAACCGTTGGTTGATCACTTGCAGATTTTACCAACAATCCGTCGACAAATGGGTTTCGAAGTCCAAAACCTTCGATTCTAAGGTCGAAGCACTGCTTTGGGCAGAAACCTTCGAACTTGAGGTAAAACTCGGCGAATCGAAACATCATCTGACCAAAGAATCATTTGCTGACCTTGCCCGTGTTTACCGAAAAGAAGTCACCCCTATGAAGAAGGGTGGATACAATGAGCAACATATAATCAATAGATTGCTCACAGAACCTTGGGCAAACATCCGTATATCACAACTGACCAGTGGTCATTTAGCAGAGTTTCGTGATCAACGTCTAAAGAAGGTTCGCCCTTCTACCTTCAAACGTGAGTGGGGAATAATACGTGCAATCGCCAAGTTTGCACCGTCTCAAGGTATCGACATAAACATAACAATCTTCGAAACCTTAAAATTACCGAAGATTTACGAGCGTATCGTCGAGCGAATCACACCTGCACAGGAAGAGAGGTTGCTAGAAGTGGCAAGACTGGCGGGTAGCAGGGTCAGATATTTGCCTCATTTCATCGACCTTGCTCTGGCGACTGCCATGCGTCGGGGCGAGATATGTTCACTTGAGTGGGATGAAGTGGATATGGAAAACCGCCGCATCCACATTAGGGCATCGAAGGCAAAGTCAGGTAAACCTCGGACTATTCCGATGACAGACCGTGCCTTCCAAGCATTGAGTGAACTCCTGTCTATCCGTAAATTCGACAGAAAAGTGAGAGGACCGCACCCTTACGTCATACCTGCAACGGGTAATGCTGTACGTTTAGCGTTTGGTCGTATTCGCAAACTTGCTGGTCTCGATCACATTCGTATCCATGACTTCCGACACGAGGCGATATCGAGGTTTCATGAAGCAGGACTAACTTTGGTTGAGATACAAAGTATAAGTGGTCATGCCGAACTTGAGATGCTTGCTCGGTATTCCCACGCATCGACTGACAACCTTCTACCCAAGATTGCTAAGATCGGGGGTGTGAAATGAGACAGGTATCTATGTTCGATTCAGCGATTACCAGCAATGCAATCATGGACTTCACGCTACGTGAGGCAGAACGTATGTGGGACGGTGCCGAGCATCGTAAGCGTAGTATTGCACAAGTCGCATCATTCGCTGGGTTCCGTGACAATCTATCACGTCCTATGTCTCAGTTCCTACCACGTGACATCCACGATTGGCGAGACAGTCTGGTTGAGCAGGGCGTCAGTCGCTCTACTGCTAACCGTTACCTAGCATCTGTGTCCAAAGTGTTTAACCACGCTGTAGACGAACGTGTGATCAACACTGCGCCACGTATCAAGTTCTATCCGACTGAACCGGGTCGTGTTCGTTACTTCAGTGACTTGGAGATCGAGCAGATGATTCAGTTCTTTAACGAACGTGGTGACACATGGATGAACGACATGATCGTGCTTGCACTCAAGACCGGGATGCGTAAGGGCGAGATCATTGCACTAGGCGAGGGACGTGCGTCTATCTCTGAGTGCGGTGACTGGATATACCTACCTGCTGACGTAACCAAGACCAGCGAGGAACGGTATGTGCCTATCAGCAATCCAGCGGCACGTGACTGCGCTGTACGCATTGTGCGTGACCTAGCGTCTCAGTACACCAAGAAACGCTTTGAGCACCGCTGGAACCTCTTAAAACGCGAGTATGCACGTAATGACGACACCTACGTCTTCCACGTCACACGTCACAATGCCGCGTCTAAAATGGCAAATGAATTGCAAGTACCAACTGTGATTGTCGCTGAGTTCCTTGGTCATTCAAGTCTCAAGACAACACAACGATATGTTCATGCAAAACCACAAACACTGCGTGACATCAGTATGCAGATGTGACGTGACAGTTTATCACTGCACTTTGGGGCGATCTTCGGGTCGTCCCATTTTTTATTTGACAACATGAGAACAAAAGCAGAACATACGAACATGCTCGATGCTAGACATTGAACATTCAGCACTAGCGACTGAGGTCGCTCTTACGCACTCAGGTGCGTCCAAAATGGGTCTGATCTGCGCTACGCCGCACCCCGATATCAGCATTTAATTTGTTCCTCTTATGCCAAGAGTGCCGATTTAATTTGTTCCTCTTATGCCAAGGGAAACGGGTTTTATTTGTTCCTCTTATGCCGAGAGAACAGCAGATTTATTTGTTCCTCTTATGCCGTGAAGGAGACGTTCGAACGCTTGGAATCCTGTCGGAAATATATATCGAAACTTACGAAAGGAACTAAGCAAATGTCAGCAGTAAACACAGTGAATAACGTAGACGCAGTAATCGAAACTTACGCTAACGACAACGTAAAGAATACTCAGGTTAACGACTACAACAACTACGTTACTGAAACCTTCGAGAGCATCGTTGCTCCACGCAAGTCACTTGCAGACATCGCAGGTCTTGCGATTAACGACAACAAATAAGGAGATGATGTCGATGAAAGTCAGAACCATAGTTCAACTGATACGTCCCGATGGATCAGTCGCAGACATTTTGAGAACTAACGGCAGACCACGTAGTGTTGCCGAAGATTTCAAATGTGGATTTGTCGATTGGAGTCTGAAGGACGCAATCAAGAATAGTGGCGTTGCATTACTTCGTGTCATGGATGCCAAAGACACTGCAAATTGTGTGGTTGTCGATGAATTAGCAGTCGATGGTCTGCACTGGGCACGTGCCTAATGTTGTGTTGTCGTCTTTACACTACTTCCCATTTTGTCCCCATTGCAGGTGGACCAATGTGAATGGCGTAGGGACGACCTATGTGGGAAAATGCAACAAAATGCAAAATGCCTATTTACCCACAACCGCTACATCATGTAGGTAGGAAGGAGTAGTAAATACTATATGTTGTGGTTTTTATCCCCAATATCCCCACAAGTAACATGGTGACACGGGGGTGCTAGATAACATACGGTAGTACGTACATCACAAAGTTTCGGAACAACGCGGAGGGCATAAGGATAGCAAATAATGACTGAAGAATACCAAAAACAACAATCCCGGCAACTCGACCGGGAGGCAAGAGACAGAGCAATTGGTGCCGCACGTTCTGCGAAGAGACGTGAAGAGCAAACCAAACGGTCTGGTCTTTCAACTACGACTACTGGTCTAAAGTTGAGAGAAAAGGCGATTGATGGTGTCGTTGCTGAAATTCAGCGGCAGATAGACATTCAGGAAATCCCACGTCGTGGCGCAAAGGCATCTTGGTATCAGTACATCGCAGACACCTACGATGATGGTCAGGGTAACATTTTGCCGACTGTGACTTTAAGTGAGATTGCAGAGACTGCATTGATTGTGTGTCTTGATGCGGTCGGCAATCAATGGACGTGGAACGCAACGCTGTCCTACGCAGGTAGGGCATTTGAAATGACACGCTTTGCCGCAATCTTGAAACGCAACCGTCCCGGTCAGCGTCTCTACAAGCAATTGGAAGAGGGAGCGAAGCAGGTCAGTGGTAACTACCATCAGCGTGTGACTTGGGCGAGAGAGACTGCCGTGAAACGGGGTTTTGACATCGAACCATGGGATGACGACACACTTCGCAATGTCGGCAGTTTCCTAGTTGATGTCGTCCAGATGGGTTCGAACTTGGTCAAGACTGACAAGAAAGTGAACCCAAATTCCAAGAAACCGCATCCGGTACTCATACTCACCCTCACAGACGAAGCGGCAGAGCAACTGCGCGAACATAACGACCTACTCGATGGTCTTTCATCTCGCTTCGGTCCAATGACATCCCCCCCGATCCACTACACCACTTACCCAAACACGTATGGTCCTTACCTTGATCCTGCGATGCACCGTATGGTGCCTATGGTTAAGAAAGTGTGGTCCCCAGAACATCACGAGGCACTTAGACGTGCATGTGAAGTAGATGCTGACGACAACTGTCAAATGGCAATCCCGCTTGATGCCATAAATCGACTTATGGCAGTCCCATTCGAAATCAATCAGTTCACACTTGAGGCAGTCATTTGGGCGAAGAATGAGGGTCTAGGCGGTAGACTCGGTAAGTTACCAACGATGATCGAGTTGGCGTTGCCTGACCAAATAGACAAGGAAGAGTTCGCCAAACTACCGAAAGAGAAGCAGATCGAACGGGCAAAAAACTACAAGGAAGTGGTTGCACAAAACCTTGAAATCCGGGCGAACCTTAAAACAGTAGACGTTGCACTGACTGAAGCGAAAGAACTGGTAAACATACCGTTTTGGTTACCACATCAGTTCGACAAACGTGGACGGATCTACCACACCAGTGACTTTGGGCATCACAACTCTGACTGGATGCGTGGTCTCATCATGTTCTGGAACAAGACGCCAATCGGCGAAGATGGACTACCGTTCCTCGAACTTGCTCTGGCAAATGCTTGGGGTAACGGTGTTGACAAGTTCAGTCTGACCGGGCGGCAGGAATGGGTTGCTGACAATCTGGAAAAGATCCTCCGGTGTGGTCAAGACTACAAGGCGGGACTTCCGTTCTGGCGACAGGCAGATGACCCAGTGCAATTCCTTGCGGCATGTCACGAGCGTTACAACTACGAGATAGACCCAAATTACGAGAGTGGTCTGATGATCGGACTAGATGCAACGAATAGTGGATACCAGCACTATGCCGCCGCAAGTCTGCATCAGGAAGATGGCGAAAACGTCAATCTCACACCCCGTGAAACACCTGCTGACCTTTACACGGCATGTCTAATCAAAGCATCTGAAATTTTCGAAGACGAGTTGCTTCGTAACGAGAAAATTGTCGCTGATGACCCAAAAAGTCCTGAAGCAGGAAAAGCATCAGAAGAAATCAGGATAGTAGAGCAGTTGAAGGCATGGGGTGGTCTCACACGCAAGCACATCAAAAGACCGACCATGACATGGGCGTATTCCAGTCGCATGTACGGGTTCATGTTACAGATCCGTTCAGACTGGATGAATGACCTAACTCGCCAACTGAGACAAGGCAACTTGCGGCATCCTGTGACTGACGAACCCGTCACAGAGCATCCGTTTGGTGAAGACAAAGGGTTCCGTGCGTCGGTTTACATTGCTCGTGTCTTTCAGGATGCGATTGAAGATACGGTCAATTCTGCACGTGATGGACAGGAGTTTTTCCAGAAATGTGCAAGGGCACTCGCAAAGGAAAACAAGCATTTCACTTTCACGACACCTGTCGGTTTCCCGATGGCACAGTTTTACCGTGTCGAGGGTAAGCGTAAGCGTCCACGGGTGTTCCTGACCGACAAGGCAACCAATTTGCCAATCAAACAGGCAAAGGCATACGTGACTACATTCACTGATGAAGTTGCGATGCCGAAGAGTGAAAATGCGGTGTCACCAAACATCATTCATGCGATGGATGCGTCACACCTCATGCTGACTGTAAACATGTGTGAAGATTACGGTGTCACAGACATTGCAGTCGTACACGACAGTTTCAGCACGACAATTGGTAATGCAAAGGTGATGTCCACCTGCATACGCCAGGCGTTCGTCAATCTCTACAAAGACTACTGCCTCTACACAGCAGTGCTTAAGCAGACGATTGCGCGACTTGATGATCCCGCAAATGCGGATCTACCCACACGCATACCCGATAAGGGAACACTCGACATCGAACTGGTTTTGCAAAGCGATTACTTCGCATCATAACCCTTCGCTAGTTTGTTCCTCTTATGCAGTAAGGCGGCGTCATGCCGTCTTTTTGCTGTCTTAACGATAAAAATAATAACACAGGCAAAGACTAATGAACCCACGAGAAAAGTTACTCGGCATGGGGCGACTTTACTTATTACGTGGAGAACCCGTGCCACTAGACATCCTTGTTGCCGCCGAAGAACACGGATTGTCGATAGAAGATTTCGGCGAACCAACTTTCACGCTAAATGATGAAGGAGAAATAACGAATGGCGAATAACAACAAAAAGAAGATGCTATTCACAACACCTAGAGGAACTGCGGTCTACCCTTGGTTAAACCGGGCAGACTTCCAGTTCGACACAAATGGTCAGTTCAAGGTTAACTTGCGTGTCACGCAAGAAGAAGCAAAAGAATTGATGGAGAATGTGCGTAATGCGGCGAACGATGCGTTTGGCGATAAAGCGAAGAACGCAAAGATGCCATGGCGCACGGATGATGAAACTGGCGATATCGTCTTCATCACCAAATCAAAGTTCAAACCCCGTCTAGTCGATAGCACGGGTCAGGTAATACCTGAGAACAACGAACCACAGGTTCATAGTGGTTCAACACTTAAAGTTGCTGGAACCATTTACCCATACACTGCTGGTGGCAACTTCGGTATCTCCCTGCAATTAGCAGGTGCGCAGATCATCGAACTTGTTGAGCGTGGTGAATCCTCACTCGGTTTTGGATCTGAGGATGGCGGTTACGTTGCTTCAAACGATAATGATGCAGGTGTTCAGGACACTTCATACAATTTCTAGGCGAAGCAGACGTAGAGCAATCATCAACGGTTACAGGTCAGGTTTAGAGGACAAACTGTCAGAGCAAATCAGTGATGCTGGTCTCAAAGTAAACTACGAGACAGACAAGATCACTTACACTGTGCCAGAACGACAGAGCACCTACACACCTGATTTTTTCATCAACACACCAAATGGTGGATTTTACATCGAGGGCAAGGGCAGGTGGACGGTCGATGACCGACACAAACACCTTCTCATTCGGGAACAGCACCCAAACCTCGATATTCGGTTCGTCTTCAGTAATGCAAACGCGAAACTCTACAAGGGGTCACCTACGACCTATGCACAGTGGTGCGAAAAATTCGGGTTCCGTTATGCAAGCAAGACGATACCGAGCGAATGGTTACAGGAAGGAAGCAAACAAAAATGAACCCTGACAATCAAGCAGACTTCGTAAGGCATGAACGCTGTGAGAAATGTGGCAGTTCAGATGCAAATGCGAGGTACTCAGATGGTCATGCGTTCTGTTTCAGTTGCGAGACGTACACGCCCAACGAAGAAGGTGAAGAACCCACAGGCAGTACGTCTCCAACAACCCAACTTCAGGCAACAGGTTCGTCCGAACAAAAAACGCTACTCAAGGGCGAGATTAAAGCGATACCCGCTAGAAGGTTAACGGAAGAATCTTGCCTGAAGTTCGGGTATCAGACTGGTATGCACAAAGGGCAACCAGTGCAGATAGCAGTCTACCGGGACACGAACGGTAAACCAGTTGCGCAGAAACTGCGTAACGCTAACAAACAGTTTCAGATCATAGGCAACGGAAAGAACATGACTTTGTTCGGGTCACACCTGTGGTCAAAGGGCAAGAAACTGACCATCTGTGAAGGTGAGATAGATGCTATCACGGTCAGTCAAATACAGAACCACAAGTGGGCGACAGTTAGTCTGCCCAGTGGTGCACCATCAGCAGTCAAAGCGATCCAGAACAACTGGGAATACCTAGAGGGTTTCCAAGAGATCGTGTTGCTATTCGACATGGATGAACAGGGTCAAAGGGCGGCGCAAGCAGTCGCAGAGATACTGCCAGTCGGCAAAGCAAAGATTGCGAAACTACCAATGAAAGACGCCAACGAGTGTCTGCTTGCAGGCAAGTCTGGCGCAATAATCGAAGCAATCCATCAGGCAAAAGACTACAGACCGGATGGCATTGTTGCCGCTACCGACCTCAGAAGCGTTATTTGCGTGGACGAGGCGGCATCGTCCATCAGTTACCCGTACAGTCTACTGAACTCCATACTACTCGGAGTTAGACGACAGGAAATGGTCGTAATTCTCGCAGGATCTGGGGTCGGTAAAACTACGTTTGTGCGTGAGATAGCACACCATCTGCACTCTAACGGTCAAAAGTTAGGGATGCTGATGCTTGAAGAGAGCACCAAGCGAACCATGCTTGGTCTTGTCGGTATCGAACTCAGCAAAAACATCACGATTGATCGGTCACAAGCGACTGACGATGAGGTGCTTACTGGTTTTGACAATCTGACAAGCGATGAGCGACCACCGCTACATCTCTATGACGGGTTTGGTTCGAACGACATCGACCACATCTGTTCACGCATACGCTACATGGTGTCGGCACTTGGGTGTGACGTGATCGTCTTAGATCACATCAGTATCTTGGTGTCAGCGTCAGAGGGCGATGAACGTAGGATGATTGATTACGCCTGTACCAAATTTAGAACACTGGTGCAGGAACTTAACTTCACTCTATTCATGGTCTCACACCTTCGTCGTCCAGACGGAGACCGTGGGCATGAAGCAGGTGCATCTGTGCGTCTGTCACAAGCACGTGGCAGTCACTCAATTGCACAACTGAGCGATGCCTGTATCGCAATGGAAGTCGATATCGACGATCCCGACAGTGACATCAGACATCTACGTGTGTTGAAGAACCGTTTCACCGGGCAAACCGGGGATGCGGGAACACTCGTTTTTAACAGGGAGACGGGACGATTACTCGAAGAGAGTTTGTCCCATTTAATGGAACAAGGAGAAAAAGAAGACAATGAAGCAAACAGCACTTCCACTTTCTGAGACTAACTACATCGACAACACACCACCCGTGAACAAATGGGACGCAAGGTTCCGTGAATATCACAAGGAGCATCCGTGGGTTTACCACGTGTTCAAAAAGTACGTGAAGGAAGCGATGGACAATGGGTTTGCTAAATACTCAAGCAAACTGATCTTCAACCAAATCCGGTGGCAACATCACTTCGCTGGGATGCAGGACGCATATCATGCGTACTACGCCCGACTGTGGACTAAGGAACATCCAGAACACACAGGTTTCTTCGAACTTCGGCAATTGAGGAATACAGAACATGCGTGATTTGTTTGATGATTACGTCGATGACGAACTGTTCGATGAATACGATGACTTTGACGCTTACCAAGAACAAGCAGACGAGTTTTGTTTCTACCCCGGAACCATGATCTACCCAGCATTGGGTCTAACGAGTGAGGCAGGTGAGGTTGCCGATAAAATCAAGAAACTACTGCGAGACGATGAAATGCCACTGAGTGAAGACTTCAGTGCACTAGACATAGAACCAGCAAAACGTGATGCGATTGCTCGTGAACTGGGTGACTGTCTTTTCTACATCGCTGTTCTTGCAAGTGACTTGGGATATTCACTCAGCACTGTTGCTGACATGAACATCGCCAAGTTGCATGATCGGAAAGAGCGTCGTGCCTTAAGTGGGTCTGGCGATTACCGATGAGGTTAGTCGCTGACATTGAGAGCGACCACTTCCTAGAAAAAATGACCAAAATACACTGCATCGCAGTGATGAACGCTGACACTCCATCTCAGACGTGGGTCTTCGGACCAGAAGAGATTGATGACGGTGTTGCGCTGTTGCAGTCTGCTGACGAACTGATCTTTCACAACGGGATCACGTTCGATGTCCCAGCAATCCAGAAACTGTACCCAGAGTTTAGCACGGACAATCTGACACTGACCGATACACTGGTTTTGTCACGGTTGATCCGTGCTGACCTTCTGGAACGTGACATAAGGAACAGTTGGGCAGACCCAGAAAGCAGGTTCCCCAAACGCTTATTCGGTTCACATGGACTGAAAGCATGGGGACACCGTTTGGGTGTGCTTAAAGGTGACTTCAACACAAAGACAGACTGGAAAGAATGGTCACAGGAAATGCAGGATTACTGCGTTCAGGATGTGGTTGTCACCCACAAACTCTGGAAGCATTTAGCACCGGAGAAGTGGTCACAACGGTCCATTAGATTTGAACATAACCTTGCGGATCTGTGTCACCGGATAGGTAATGCCGGGTGGACATTCGACATACCGAAATCTGGTGAACTCTACGCACAACTGGCATTGGAAAAAGCATCTATCGAAGAAGAACTTAGTGATCTTTTTCCGCCTTGGTACGTAGAGGAAGAGTTCATACCCAAACGTGACAACAAGACACTTGGGTATGTCGCAGGTGAGGTGTTCATTAAACAGAAGGAGATCAAGTTTAATCCCAATTCACGCAAGCACATCGAGTTCTGCCTAAGACGTAAATACAACTGGAAACCCAAAGTGTTTACTGAATCAGGTAGTGCGAAGATTGATGAGACGATCCTATCGTCATTACCGTTCCCAGAGGCACAGCGTCTGGCACGATCATTCATGCTCCAGAAACGCTTGGGCATGTTGGCAGAGGGCAATAATGCGTGGATGCAGTTAGTCGATAAGGACGGAAAACTGCGTCATACAATCAACTCTCTTGGCACAATCACAGGTCGTGCGGCAAGTTTCAAACCTAACCTACAGCAAGTACCAGCAGTACGGGCACCATTTGGCAAAGAGTGCAGGGAACTGTTTACGGTGCCAAAAGATCGTGTCTTAGTCGGTGCTGACTTGTCTGGCATCGAGTTACGTTGCCTTGCGCATTACATGCAAGACGGTGGTGAGTTTGCTCGTGAGATTACGTCTGGCGACATCCACACCGCGAACATGCATAGCATGGGTCTGAGCGATAGAAACCAAGCAAAGACTGCTGTCTACTGCATGATCTACGGCGGTGGTAACCAACGCCTTGGTGCCATTATTGGCAAAGGTTCGGCAGAGGGAAAGATCATTCGTGATCGTTTCTACAAAGCAAATCCTGCCTTTGCTGATCTGTTACGGCAGGTCAAGAAGGTTGCGGCAAGTCGAGGACATTTGATTGGTCTCGATGGTAGACAACTGCCAATCAGGAGTGAGCACGGTGCATTGAACGTACTGCTTCAGTCCTGTGGTGCACTAATCGCAAAACAATGGGTTCACCTCATTGATGAAGAGATCAAACGTCAGGAACTACCTGCGACCATCATCGCATTTGTCCACGACGAAATCCAAATTTCAGTAAAACAACAAGAAGGAGTGGCAGATCATGTCGGTACACTCACTAGAAGAATGGCGGAAGAAGCGGGACGAACTTTCGAGTTCAAAGTCCCAATCGAAGCAGAATACAGCGTCGGGCGAACATGGGCAGACACTCACTGATGAGGAGGCAGAGCACATTGCCGCTGTCTATGCAGTAGTCCAAACCGCAAAGATCAAACCATACACAACCAAGTCTGACTTTGCTCGGACATGGGCAACCCACGTCGCATTGGCGGCATGTGAGGGACTAATTTCTACCCAATTAAGTGATAGCAAATTCACGAATACTTGGATGGTGACAGCAGACGGTCTCGACTGGATGAGCGAGGTCGAAGATGTTTTGCGCCATTGATACGGACATCCTGCTCTACAAGGCAACCACGACTGTTGAAAAGGCAGTGGACTGGGGTGATGACATCTGGTCCTTGTGGTGTGACTTGAAAGACGCAAAGGCACTGTTTCAAAAGCAGTGTGATGAGATTGCAGAAGCAACAGGCATCACAGAGCACATCCATTGTCTCAGCGACCACGGTAACAACTTCCGCAAGGTTGTAGACCCTCGATACAAATCACAACGCAAGGGCACCCGCAAACCCTGTGGGTATGTCGCTATGTCGAATTGGGTCGAGGAAAACTACAAGACATACAGGTTTCCTACACTCGAAGCGGATGATGTCATGGGCATCCTTGCAACCAAACCTGAGAACAAGGGTAAGTGCGTTGTGGTGTCCGATGACAAGGATTTGAAAACAATTCCCGGTAAACTGTACCGTCCCACACTCGACGAGAAGATGGACATCAGCGAGGAGCAAGCAAAGCGCTTTTTTCTTACCCAATGTCTTATCGGAGATGCGACAGACGGTTACGCAGGTATTCCTGGTGTTGGTCCCAAAGCGGCAGAACGACTGCTTGGCAGTAGACCAGACTGGGGTGTTGTCCAACGAGAATATGTCAAAGCAGGTATGACGAGAGACGATGCCATACAGCAGGCACGTCTTGCTCGAATACTGCATTGGGACGACTGGAATGAAGAAAAAGGAGAGGTAATACTATGGGAACCACCTTCGGCATCCCAATGAGCGAACCAACGAAAAAGCATGAAGGGTACGAGAACTTCATGAAGCGCAGGTTGCGTGAGACAGAACAGCAACCTGACATCGTTAACAACCCACCACATTACAATCAGGGCGACATAGAGTGCATTGATGCAATCCATGCGGCGTTAGGGACCGAAGGGTTCCTAGCGTACTGCCGTGGAAACATCCTCAAGTACAATTGGAGAGCAGATCACAAAGGCGGTATCGACGACCTCGAAAAGTCTCGTTGGTATCTGAATAAACTGATTGACACGATGAGAACAAAAGCAGAACAT